CAAATACCAAGAGAGGATTACAACAGCCTTTCAGACTTAATTAAAAATAGACAGGAGGTAATCAAAACATGACAGTAACAGAGAGTCAGTACTTCACTACAGAACAGCTTGCCGCTAGATATGGTATGCACCCTGACTCTATTAGACGATGGAGATATAAGGGCTACGGCCCTGAGTTTTACGAATTATCTCTATTTGCTGTTTCTTATGGTGATGCTCGTGTACGTTATGAACTACATAAAGTGTTGGCATGGGAAGAAGCAAACGGAATCACCCCTATTGAACCTTTTTAATTATTATGGTAAACACCGCTTTTAACGCAAAATTTAGAATCGTTGACAACAACAGCGATAGAGAAAACGCACCAGAAAGAAACCTCATTATTGATATATCAGTAGAGGAAGCAATGAAGATGGCAAACTGGTTACAGAGTATGGTCGATAATGCTCACGTTGAAGATACTACAATCAGGATCTACAAAAGCAAATCAGAATATGATCAAGTAGCTGGTTTTTCGATCTGGGGTGGCCTTTGGGGTAACTCAGGCAAGATTGCTCCTTTATATCCTAAAGGAGCCTCTGAGCAGACTGTAAACGTCAGAGCAAACCAACCAGAACTTCCAGATGATGTCCCTTTTTAACTATGTCAACTTATGAACTCCCAAGCAATCCTTATATCGGACAAATCTTTTATCACCCAGATACAGAGAAAACTTACGAATTTTGTGAATGTACTAAAACTGATGTATTTACTGGATTAGTTACAGATGGCCCTTGCTGGATTGATATTACAGATAAGGATTTAGTCCCCTGACTTTTTTCCAAACAAAACATATTTAATGCGGCTCATAAGAGTCGCTTTTTTATTGTTTTTCTTTCTTAATTTATATATTTGCTCTTGCTGCTGGCATATGATTTCCAAAGCACTAGCTATGAAGGCAGCTTGATTAGAATTAGTTTTTAATAGATGAATTGTATATGGTTTTAAATCTTCTATGTCAGTTAATTCATTTATGGCAGTAATAGACTTCTTAACCTCAAACTCTTGCTCAAGGCTTACACCAGCAGTTAATACTTGCATAATGTTTTTCATTAGACGCTAGGCCATAATTTTTCTTTTACCAGCTTTACTATCTCGTCATCAATATCTGTTTCTGTGGAAGCACTATAGTCCTCCAAAAGAGAAATGACTAAAGATTTTATCGCATTTGATTTGACGAAAAATTTTAGTATTGGCTTGATAACTCTAATCATTGAATTGTTTGTTTTTCCAAACATAGCACTGATTATTGGATTTTGCCTTCTATCCTACTGACCGCCTGTGATAGCTTATTAAGTCGGTTGTATATATCTATTATTGTTTTTTCTCTTCGGTTACTCATGTTAGACAAAACCATAACAAAAGCTGTTGCTGCTACTCCTATTAAAGCTGCATATATCTCATTCATAAATTTAAGCTATAATTATCATTAGTATGACTAATAAAAGTACTTATGGCAGAAGAAAAGAAAAATACTCCTTCACAGGTTATTCCAGCAGAAGATGACAAACCTGATTATCAAGAAAAAATTACGTTTTTAATTTCTACTGTTGCTCAAGGTTTTATTCTTGCTTGGTGCTTGGTAGTCTTGTCTCTTGGATACATAAAACTACCTAACAGATTATTTGGTTTAGATATACCAGACCAGCCCCGTGTTGATAGCACTTTTGCTGCTGGTTTGCTCGGAAATATTCTTGGTGGACTTGGAATAAGTGTTAATGCAGCACAAGGATCTAAGAAAAAGAAAAAAGATGGTGAAAACGGTACAATCGGTAACTCCAATGGTAGCGTTCAAACTATAATAATAAAACAGCCCCTTGAGATCGTCACAACAAAACCTGACGTTATCAAAGTTGACCCTAATTCATCTAAGAAATGAAAAAGTTTTTTTTACTTGCAGCATTATTAATGCCAGCAGCCCATGCAGACCTTATTCACAAAATGACTAGCTCTGTACAACTTACAACAGATGGTGCATATACAATTGGAGAAAGAGGAGCAAGTACTTACAGTGTTTCAGGTTCAAATATAAAAGTTGCATCAGACAGCGATCACTTTGGAAAGTTAGTAGCCCCAGCAAGTGCTACAGCAGCAGCTACTCTTGATCTTGGAACCTATGACATTAATACAGCAGGTTCAGCTTTTACTTTTACAGAAAGTTGGAAAACTGGTGATGTAGCTTATTCCGTTGGTTCTGGAGTGGACGTAACTTCTGGAGTGATAACGGATCTTCCTGTTCTGAGCAAAACAACCAGTTATTCTGGAGGGGTTGCTGGATCATTAGCTGGTACTGTGTTATCTAATAATACAAATACTTGTACTGCTGGCGGTGCTGGTACAACTTGTATCGGTCAATTTGTCACAGAGTTGAGTATTCTAGATTAATGAAATGGTTTAGTGTCTTTGTCATATTTATATCCAACCCTCTGTATGCAATCCCTGTTGTGCCTAATTTTTCCCAAGGATCATCTTTTTCAACTACGAGAACAACTACTAATATCAACGAACAGATCAAAACAGTTGAATTTTCAGGATCGACTTACAGCGTTACAGGAACTGGGGTCAGTGCTGATAAACCTATCAGTCCAACATACACTGACTTACAAACCACTTTGAACGGTGAAACTTATACATGGAAACAAGTAGATTTAGACAACAAAGCAAACTTTTCACTAACAACAAATGGAGCAGCCTTTCAATTTTCCGAAGTGTACAAACAACCTTCAGTAAGCAGAATCACAGATCTTACCAGACAAATAACAAGCGAAAGCGTCACAGAAACTACTACAGTATTTTCCCAGTAATAGCAAGTCTTTTTGGACAACCAGTTTTAGCAAATACCTCTAGTACAGCGGCTCCAGTTGCACAATCTAGCTCGTCAGTCTCTAATCAAGCTGTGCAAGTGTTACAGGGAAATCTTATTGAGTCTCAATTTGGGAATGGTGTTGTTTGTCAAAACTCTATGCTTACTATTAGTCCATTTGTAACCACAACCTACAACCAAAAAAGGCCACAGGACTTGAGATACAGCACTCCAGTTTATAATATGAGACAAGATGATCAGGGGAATTTAACTAATGCTGGAGAAATTTTATATCATCAAGAAAACTACTCTGCTAATAAAGATAATCTAGGAATTAATTTTGGTATTGCTGCAACGTTTTCTATTCCTTTAGGTCGTGCTTATCAAGATGCTTGTTTAAAGTCAGCTACTACTCAAGAGAAAATACAAAATCAAATATTAAACAACAAGATGCTTGACTATGAACTCGCAAGATTGAAAAATTGCGGGGAATTAAAAATCAACGGAATTGAGTACCACCCTGAAAGTCCTTACCATGCTATTTGTGCAGATGTTCTAGTTAAGCCACAGATGGGACAAGTTATACCGCATACTCATAAATTAAAGCAGTAGGCAAATTACGGTGAGTTTGCCTACCTAGACACCTTATTTAGGCCAAAAACACAATAAGGTTTTTTTATTCTACTTTATCTTTTTCTTCTTTAGAAATTTTCTTTTTCAAATTCTTAAATATTGTAGAAATAAGCTTTTTTATCAAAGGAGCCAAAATCGCAGAGCCACCAGCAACCACACCAAGCAAAGAAGTTGAAATAAGACTTTGAGGCGTACCAATAAAGCTTTCTCGGAATGGTACTTCTTCCCAATTTTCGACACACTCAAGAACTCCATTTATCTCTATTCTTTCGTAAAAGTCAAATCTAAACAGCCTTTTATCATTTCTGTAATCTCCTTTCATAAATTGAGGATTCAAAGGTGGACAAGGTATATAAAGTTCATCTTTTTTTTTCTTCTCTGGTATTTTTGGTTGTATTGGTCTTTCAACAGTTTTCTGTTCTGCCCTATTAGTTAAAGTTGATTGAGTTCCACTGAAATACATAGGTGTGTAATTCAATGGCTCATAGCTTGGCATCTGTGTTCCGCACTCAATGACAGTACCGTTCTCATCAATATCTATTTCAGTAAATAAATTATTTCTATGAACTTTTATACAAGCTGGATAATCAACAATTAATTTTGGTACTTTTTTTATTCTTGGAATAAATGGCTCATAAACTTGTACTTTAGGAATATTTATTTCTTGAATTTTAATTTCAGCCATTAACAGTCATTAAAGTCAGAAGCCATATTACCTCCTATCTTACCTCCTTCTCTTCTAGCTTGATTTGTCGCAAAGCCAGACAAAAACCAGCCCACGATTGGAAAATTTGCTAATGAACTAGTTAAACCTGTACCAGTAGCAACACTTGTCCCTATCATTTCTCCAGTGGCCCTACCTTTAGCAAGTTCTTCAATACAAGCTATTTGTTTTGCTGTTAACTCACCATTATTCACAACGGTAATATCTTTCTCTCCAGCTACTCTTTGAGTCTCTTTGGTAGATATAGCCTTACTTGCTCCTAAAAACCCTGCTGGTTTCCTCGTAGACTCTAAACTCGCTATTATTTTTGGGTCATGCATACGATGTCTGATTCTATAACCTTCCATATCAGCTTCAATCTCGTAAGTAGAATATTTACTAACAGGCAGATCAAACATAGGTAGATTAGATTTCTTGCTTAATAAACTAATTGTATAAAAATTAGAAGCAACTAAAACAGTTCCAAGTCCTACTGCTATACCCTTAATAGTATTATTCATAGAAGTGTCAGCATTAAACTTATACAAATTTAAAATTTAGTCCAATCTTTACCTTTTGGCACACCGACAGATGGCCCTGTCATCTCTGGTAAACCTTTATCTAATAAATTTGGAAGTAGTGATTTTACTTCTCCAAGTATTTTATTCATAACCTTTTGTTGTAGTTGAGGAGATTGGATGTACCTGTATGTTACGAAGGAACCCCCTAAAATTCCTAAAGTAAGAATTGTGGATAAAATAGTTAAACCGTCAAGAATTTTTCTAAACATGATAAAATTTGCCGTAATTAAAGCACTTTCATTTACAAGTGTGCTTCTGTTATTTCTTATTGTAACCCTGTCCCCCTTATACGTCACTATGGGATTTATGACAAGGCAAATGACTACCGAAACTAAGTAGCTTTTTTTCTGCGATAATATCTAGTTTTACAGGCATTAGAACAATATTTCCTTCTTTGTTCTGTTGTAGCAAATATTTTACCGCAGCATCTACACTGCTTTTCTATTACTGTACAGTGGACTTTTTTTCAGTTTCTGCCTCTGATCTATCTACTAGTACAGCTTCAATACGCATAATCTCATCACGACAATTATTAGCAACCTGAACAGCTTGTTCTTGATTGTTTTTTAAAACTTGTATTTGTTGTTGTAGTTCTTCTGTCGTTTTACGAGCCATAAATCAATAATATGTTTCTTATAGTGTAACAGCAGCTTCAAGATAATCCAATATAAATTTATTCTCCAAAAATTCTAAGACCAGTATTAAATCCCCCAAGTATAAGTTTTCTATGTCTATAATCTATAAAGACATTAAAATTATTCTCTCCCCTACTATAAGTTGTAACTGTGGTAGATGTACCACTAAATCCATTATCAGTTAGTATGAATTGTGTTACCTGTTGAGAATTACCTTTATCAGCTAAATATATTCTACCGCCACCTCCCCATGCCAAACCAATAAAACAACCATGTGATACTGACCACCTAGCAGAAGTTGAAATAGTGCTACTATTATTAATAGCAGAGGTATTAGCTGGTAAATCATATGCGTAAACATAAGTATCACTACTGTCGTTTGTAGCAACTAATAATTGACTGCCATTAAAACATAGACCAGAAAAATTATAACCAATAGGTTGATTTGTACCTGTTGAAGTATTTATATAACCAATTAAAGTACCACTTGGATAACTATAAAAATAAAGTCTTCTTGTGTATGAACTTGAAGATTGAGTAGTTTGAACTAATACAGGAGTATCATCACCCAAGTATGCAACAGTCATATCTATTCCATCATTGTATGCAGCATTTGTTAAATTTGTACTACTAGAGCTGGAATACGTATATACAGTTCCAGAAGAATAACTGTAATCGGATTTAATCCAGTTATAATAACCTGCTGTGTCATATCCATACCATATTTTTTGTGCTGAATAATCGTAAAAAGTACCAGTTTTAGGTACGTAGTAAGATGATAATGAATCATACGAGGAATTACTAATATTTATAGGAGCGTCTTGAGGATCTTTTGTAAAAAAATTTTCATAAGCAACATCATTATAAGTGGGTAAAGATACACCACCAGCATTTGAAAGTGAGGTAGCACCACCACCAAAACCTGTCATTGACAAAGGTTTGTTATATGTCCAATAGTCTTGTTTCATTAATTATGATGTTTTACTTTGGTTTCCGATAACAGTATATGTAGCTGATGCTGTCTTAATAATTGTATATGCGTAAATATCAACACCACTTGAACCACCATCTGAAGGTGCAGAACCACCTACCCAATTTTCTGTTACCGCAGCACCATCAATAGTCAACTGTGCAGAATAACCAGCAGCAGCAGCAGTTGTGATAATAGTTACTGATATAGCTTCTCCAACACTCATACTAGAGTTGAGAGTAGTAGAACTACTAAATCTAATATTAGGTGTGGATGTAGTTGTTTCTGCTGTAGTAAAAAGATGCACCATGCCATTTTCTAAATCAATATTTGTATTATCACTCAACTTACCAGCAGTTATTTTTACACCTTCTCTTAATAAACCAGACAGATCAACTGACCCTGTGAGAGTTGTTGCTGTACATAAGCCAGTAATGCTTACACCAGTTGATGTAGTTGCTATCTTGGCAGATCCACTATGTTTTAAAGTAACACTAGAATCTGATGCTATAGATACTGAGTTATTAGAATTAGACGGACTTTGTATCTCTACTACTTTAAGTGTGGACATAGTAATTTACTGCTTTAATTTAATTTTACTATTAATTTTATAATTTGTCCTCTTAACTAGGTTCTGTAGGCCAAGTAATGTTATATGGATCTGATTGTGTTGGTATATCTCGTAATGCTTGCCTATAAGTTTTCCAAGCATCGGATAAAGTTAAATCACTACTAGCTCTCCAATCTGTAGATTGCAACTTACGATCTCTTTCAAGTCTTATACTTGCCCATTGTTGATTTGTAAGTGTAGTCTGTTCTTCTGTTGTTGTACTCTCTACCTTTACAGTGTAAGCCTTTCCACTATCAACATAAGCATCTACTGTAGATAGTTTTTGTGAAGGAGTTGTATAACTAAGAGTTTCTACAAGTTCTACTACATTATTAGCAGTTAAAAAATCTGCATTAGGGCCAGCAGCACTAAAACTTGTATTGGGAAATATTTCTTGAATTGTACCGGTGCTTGTTACAGTAGTACCATCAATAATTGCGTAATTCATACTTAATTTAAATTTACACCTATTTTTAATATTATAATCGTAAATTATTTAATAAACAAAATAATTTGAAGGAAGAGTATTACCACTTAAACTTCCAAAAAGTGCGTCAACGGCAGATATAGTCGTAGGATCATAAAGAGTGGGATATAAGACGGCTCCTGCTCCTGTTGTCTGACCATTTGTATCTTTGGTGTTTGAGTTCTGATCATAATCTCCTTTAGGTGCAAAAGTGGCAGATATATTATTGCAAGTAATTCTTATAAGAGGATTATGATTATAAAATGTTCCATTTGCAATACCTGTATAATAACTGATTACAACACCTATAGCAGTGCCTAATCCATTTGAAAAAACACAGTCTACATATTGTTGATTACCACTAGCAGAATTTGTAAGCCCAGCATTATAAACATAAATTCCATGAGTACTGGAAACTGGAGTATTACTTGTTAGATAAGTCTGTGCATTTGAAAGACTTTCACCATGAAATCCACTTATACTTGAAACCGTGCTACAAATGACTGTATCAGTAGGGTATCCGTTAGTTCCATAAGAATAACCATATCTATTACCTCCGTTCCACATTCCAATATTATCTGTAGCGGTTATACCTACCAGTGAGATATATGTTCCAGTATTTCCAATATTAGCATTAGTAAGAAGTGGATAATCAGCCCAGCCGTTAGTAGGTTCAGTATCTTGTCCAGCGTAGCGTTGATCTAATATTTGGACTCTTAATGTAGTACTCGTTGAAGAGTCTACGCCAAAAAAACTTGCCAAATCAGTAGCACCACTTCCACCACTAGCAGCACGTAAATGATGAGACCTCATGAAAGATCTCCAACAGTTGCCCCATATAATTGACTACCAACTTTAAATAATTCTATTGCTGTAGGGTTAGCTCCTCCAAGTGTTGGTGCTGATCCACCTGACCATTTCATTGTAGGCCATGTCAAAGTATAGTTAGAACTACTTGCCGTGATTATAAGTAACATGGATTGACCAGTAGTTAAACTATCAGTTGCTGTTCTGTTAGCTCCTAATGTCCAAGTTTGAATCATTCCATTAATAGGATCTAATGCAACAGAAGAAGCATCTGTTATTGCAAAAACTGTTTCGGTTATTTCTTTTTGAAAAATAACCTCTGCTGAAAAAGTACCCCCAGCAAGAGGCATCTTTGTCGCATCACCAGCATCTGCATACTCCAACTGTCCTACTGCTGTCGCTCCAGAGCCTGTTATACTCTTAACTTTTAAAAACTTATCTGCTGCAATTTGGTTATCTGGCAGAATCATTGTATAAGACTGACCAGCACTATGAGCAGGGGATTTTAGTTTTACACCATGACTTTGTGCAGAGCAGTTAAGTTGCAACATCGCATCATCACCACCAGCACCTTTTACTTCTAACTTACCAGAACCATTAGGAATAATTCTTACATTTCCATCCGTGGTGTCAGTTTGAATTTCATCAACAATAACTTTTGACATGATTTTTAAATAAGAAAGAAGTTAAACAAACGTCATGGTAGAGCTTGCACTCACTGTAAGAGTAGCACCAGAGGCAATAGTCATAGGACTGGCTGCTACATAGTTAAAGTTTGCTGTTGTAGTAAAGCTGTTATCCATTTGGTTTTCTGCCTCAACAAATAATTTTTCATTACTGCTACCTGCTAATGATGATGGTAAGTCTGTTAAGTTTGCACCACTTATTGCCGGTAGCGTACCAGTGATGTTAGCTGCTGGTATTGAGGTTAAGTTTGCTGCCGAAGCTGCTGGTAATGTAGCAGGGAATCTAGCATCTGGTATTGTTCCAGAACTTAAATTAGCTGCGTTTAAAGCTGAACCGTCAATATATCCAGCACCGTTAGTAATAGCATTATTGTTAAGAGATATATTTGCCGAACCGTCAAAGCTAACACCAGCTATATTACGAGCAGTGGCAAGGGTAGCTGCAGTTGTAGCTGCAATACCAAGAGCATCAATATCTGACTTTGTTTGGTCTGCGGTAGCTGAAGTTTCTATTCCTGATAACTTTGTTTTTTCAGCGTCAGTAAATGCGTTTGTGTCACTTTCTCCCTCGTATAAACTTTTTATTTCAGCACCAGTTTGGTCTGCGGTTGCAGAAGCTTCGATAGCATTAAGTTTTGTATGGTCAGCATCAGTAAATACATTACTATCACTGGCACTTTCTACTAAAGTTCTAATCTCTGCTGCGGTTTGATCGGCTGTAGCTGATGCTTCAACACCTGATAGTTTTGTTTGCTCCGCATCTGTAAAAGCATTTGTATTACTATTACTTTCGTACGATGTTTTTATCTCGGTAGCAGTTTGATCCGCAGTCGCTCCA